AGTAGCTTTCCTTCTCAGGATCTGGAACAAGTCATCACGATATCTGTCATCGAGCATATCGGATACTGCTCCCCATAGATCATCCTGGAAGCCACCGATGTGTTTGTCAATCCTGTGAAAATTAACTTGAGGGAAGTTTAACAGTAGATCGTTCACTGTCCAGTCAAGATGCTTAGCTGTGATTGTCAGATTTGTTCTCATACTCTCCTCCAAAGATTAAGCATATATCTGATGGTTTCTTGTCGTCTCTCTGACATAAGGGGGTACAGCGTCATCATTAAACCCGCTGCTTCCTTTTGGTAAGCTACTTGCCAAATGTAGACCTTCTTCTTACCAGCATTATTGTATGGACCATTGAATGATCCTATTCTAGAAATCTCATAGGCTTTCCATACCACATCTCTATCTGTCATTCTGAGGCGTGCTATGATTTTCTTTTTTGTAGGATTATTATTTACATAGAAACTACCCTCTCCTTCCATTAGTCCAGCCAACCAATAGATGTCCGTTAACTTCACCTAAGCCTCTTACGATCAGTGCGAAATGATAAACCGAAAAATTCCTTAGTCCATCCCTCCATAATTTGCTGAGCTTCTTCAACTTCTTTTTCACTATCTACATTAATCCAAACAGAGTCATGCACTTGGTTGCTCATGACAAAACCAGCCTTACGGAGTTTCAACATTGCACGCTTAACTATTTCAAATGCACCACCTTGCACTACTGCGTTAAATGCTTTATGTGTTTCACTTTGATACGCAAAATGCCGGAGTCTTCCCGACCACATGGGAATAGTAAGGTTATCTGCTTCTGCTGCATACTGTGCTTCACTGGCCTTTTCAAAGATCAGAGGATATGAAGCTCTATAAGCGGAATGAATTGATGCTGCCGTGCCCACGGACGTACGAAGAGCTTTAGCAAGGACCTGTTTCCCACCGCCATATGACATGAGGTAATTAACGGTTTTGGCTTGCTGTCTGGGGAACTTGATTCCCAATTTTTCAGACAAGTCATCCGCAACGAGTTGATGGAAATCTCCTTCGTTCTCAAAAAGGTCGATGAGTTTCCTGTCATTAGCGTAGACTGCCTGTAGCCGATACTCAATTGTCCTGAAGTCAATTTCCCATAGCTGTTTGTTTTCTTCTGGGAGGAAGAGTTTCTTAACTTCTGCATCCTTGTATTCTTCCCGTGGTATCTGCTGGAGGTTGGGGTTCTCACACGACAGACGGCCGGTCTCAGTGCCATGCTGTTTGAAGTTTGGATGAAGACGAGCATACTCCCTGGTAGTGAGGTCAAGGTACGCCGAGAAATAGCTTGACTGTTGCTTGCTTGTCTTCCTATACTCATAGACAAGAGCAGTCGTCGGGTGTCCGACGCTCTGAAGCCAATCCAATGACACCTGCGGCTTCCCGCCAGGAGTTAATGATGAGGGCGATAAACCTAGCCCAAAGGGAGGGGAACGGAAGAGTTTGGGATGCAATTGAGATGGTTTGGCTGGATCAAATCCCAACTCCTCCCGAATCTCATTCATACGAACAAGGCACTTTTGATTTAGAGTATCACACAGTTCTCGATCTATCGGAATACCTAGAGTCTCAATCTCTCCGAGACATAGCATAAAATCTCTGTCAACTTCTTCCCACAACTGTACTATAGTCTCAGAAAGTTTCGGACGAAGAGCCTGGTACAGTTGGGGAAGAGGTTGACAGTCAGCCTCTGCATAGATAGCCATGTATTCTGGTGGAGTGTTTACCCACCCAAACTTGGCAAGAGTCTTTGCTTCAACCTTCTTCTTGTTTACACCTAGGTACTTCTTGAGAACGATATCCAAGTCGTGACCAGCATTCGCACCCTTGTTATTCTCATCTACGTATACAGCCATCATCATCGTACACCAGAGATTACCTACAGGTAGGCTTATGCCGGCTTGCTTCAAAGTGAAGTAATCGAACTTCATGTTGTGAGCAATGATGGGACAGGTTACGTCCTTGAACAAATCACTGGGGACTTCGAGGTTTCTGGGTGTGGAGCCCATAAATGGTTGATGACCAACGGGGATGTAGTAACTATTCTGGTCGGTCGTTACTGCTATCCCCAGAAGAAACCTCTCCGTCAGTCGATTTGTGAAGTTCGTCTCCGTGTCTACCGAAACTAGCGTTGAACTTGCTAACTCTGTCTTCAGCTGGTTTATCTGATTCTGTTCTGTTACTAGCATCTGTGTCCTTTCTTGTGTACCACAAGTTCTGGTTTCTGATGAGTGTGAACTCTTGTCTTTGACCGAACCTTGTCTTGACTGTCGAGAACTCTAGACCTTTGTGGTCTTGCCACAATTGGATAACTGTATCAGTATCCTTACCGAACTGAAAACTTCCGGCCAAGTCGGCCAGTGATTTTGGTTTCTTGTTACCCTCAGTTGCCTTTCTATTGTGATGTATCAAGATGATCGCACAGTTGTACTGACGACGAATTCTTCGGCACCATTTCATTACTCGTCGAGCCTTAGTAGTTTCACTAGCTTGATCGTCGTCTTCAATCAGTTCGGTCAAGCTGTCGATGATAACTACTGTAGGTTCAAGCTTTTCTATGAGGCTCTCGTACTTCGCTAATGTGGATTGCTCGTCTATCACGAAGATGTTCTCGGGTGGATAGGACCACTCCCTCATCTGGTGTGTAAAGATATATTTCAAAGTACGCACGTCCATCTCCAAACTCATGAAGAGTATGGAGTGCTTCATAGACACTGTTGAGCCGAAATTTAGAAATGTATGTCCCTGGGTAAGTTGATAAGACAGCTGCAACATTAGTTGCGTTTTCCCAACACCTGGTGCAGAACTCACGATCATTTGCCCAGTAGTGTGGAGTAGTCCTATCAGAATCCATTGTAGATCCTCTGTGTGCTCAATGATTTGTTCTGGTGTGTAGATTGTTATTTGTTCGGCCGCCAAGTGCTTAGCCAGAGCGTAATCAGCAATCTGACTAAGCCTCATCAGTTGATCTGTGCGGCCAGTGAACTTTTTGATCCTAGAATCGATCTCGAATAGACACGATACGATCTCTAGGTGAGTGAATTCTTCTTCGGCTAACTCATTAGCCATCTTCGCTAGGAAAGAAGAACGGTGTGGTTCAACCGGAGTCTCAACCCGAATCTGTTTTACAAGATTACTATGTAGCTCCTTACCGTGTAATACGTCTTGAATCCGGAGAAGTTGCTCTTGAACTACAGTTGGTTCAAGAGCCCGTTCCACTTTGGGTGCCGTATCAAAAGTGGGAAGAGGATTCTCAGTACCAGCAGTGAAACTGATCAGGTATACAGGTCGGCCACGTTTCCTGTTGAATGTTTCCGGGGGACGTAGTAGTTGAGTACAATCCCAGCCAGACGTATCCGCCTGTAGGTAGAACGTTAGTCGGCGGTTGATATCCTCCAGCGTCTCTTTGTTTACTTGCGGAACACGCCAGTAACAATGGACATGACTGTCGAAGGATGTCTGAACGATTGCAGTCGGTTCTGGTAGTCCAGGGAATTGGATGAGTTCGTACCCATCAAACTCAACCCAGACTACTTTTGACGTCTTGAAGTTCGTCTTAATAGCATGAGGGCTATTGTAAACGACAGGAGAAATATAGACGTCAGTATCCGGAGCGAGAGCATTCGTTCTCACCCAATCTTTTATCGCTACTTCCTCTTTGGGGTATTCAAAGTATCTCTGTTCCCAAGAGTCAGGTCGCTTGATTGGGGAATAGACGTATCCTTCCAGGCCAGAAAAGGCCATGTCGACATAAACATCTAATTCATTGTCCATTTCTACCTATAGATGCTTAGACGCCGATAATTATAAGGATACTCTCTCCAAGCATATAGTGCTTCTCGTATTCTTTCTTGTCTTCTCCTTCCCATAAGTGGGTAAATAGTCATAAGTAACCCAGCTACTTGCTTTTGATCATTAAGACTCCATCTGTATATAAACTTTTTACTAGTACCACTAGGTTTGTAGGGACCCAATACAGTTCCCATTTTAAATTTAGTATAAATACTTCTAATTACATCCTCTTCTGTCATGTTTATATCTATTCTAAGCAGCTTATTACCAGAATAGATACCATCTGTCTTACGTCTGATTATACCTATATATCCCTCACCTTCTATCAAGGCTGCTAGCCAATAGAGGTGCTTGATGGGAATAAGCTCGTTTTCCATTTCTTTCCAGAGACATCAGTGCCCCCAGGGTAAAAATCGGCTGCGGATGCGGGCGCAAAGGGAACCGACTTTCACCCTGAGGGCGAGCTGTTTAGAACGGCATTGAATAGAAGGACTGAGCCGAAGCTACAGCCATCTTCGTCTTTGTCGTTCCATCGTTAGCAGTGTAGCTCTCATGGACGAGAGACGCCAAAACCTTCTCTCCCAGGAACTCATTGGGATCGGACAGATCCATTTCGGAGTCGAGTTCCTTTCCGGTCAAAGCATCGAAGAAGATCTTTGCAGCCCACGGGTTATCGTAAGACACCCACAGGTTGTGATAGATCTTGAAGTTCTCCATGCCTTCTTCCGGCTCTGCGAATTGGAAGATCAGAGAGATGTTGAATCCCATGCTCCTGCTCTCCTCATTCTTTGCCGGCTTCACTGCGTAGTCCGAAATCACCAGGACATAGTTGCCCTCTTCGGGAAGCTTGAGCACTTTGGCATTGCCAAAATTGATCTTGAAATCAGGCACCGAATATCTCTTTCCACTCGGGGTTTGTCACGTACACTTCTTGGATGTTGAGTCTGTTCTTTGCTTCGATAACTTTCGTCCTATTCAAGTATAGTTTCCTAGTTGGACCTTTCTGCATTGATGGTTCGACTTCCATGTACCCCACTACGTTGACAAGTCTTGTAACAGCTTGTTGTAGTCTTGGGGTGACATCTGGAACAATTCCTGTAACTGTACCGGTGTCATTGTCACGAAAAATCCGCTCGTGTCCAATGATGACGACATTAATTGGTGCTTCTTGTAGAAAGCCGAACAGATCGGTGAATACTTGTGTCGCGTATTTATAATCGGCTTCGTACAACGTGTACTTGTCCCGTTTGGCAGCAACGCTATCCATTCGTCGTCGAAGATAATAATCCAGACTGGTAGTGATACTGTCGATGACGACCGTTTCAATGTCTGGGTCCTTTATTGAATGTATGATATCTCTGCGTAGCTCTTCAACATCTTTCGGAGTCTTGACAGGAGTAGTTTCAAACTCAGGCCAATGCCTCAGTGTTTCTGTAGAAGATTCAAAGTCAAACCATTGTGGCTTCGGACTGTCTGCACAGAATCTAGTCTTGCCCGCACCGGCTTGGCCGTAGATTAACGCTTTGATATAGACTTCACGTTCTTTAACTGGTTGAGCACCGTTAAGCATCTTCTTCCTTTACTTCTTCTGACTCTTCTGGTTCTGGTTTAACCTCCTTTCCAAATCTTGGTAGCACCCTCCAACGACCGTTCGCTATAAAGCATTCGTTGGTAGAAATCACTCTTTCCGACCCACGGATGGTTTGTTGTCGGAAGAAGCCGTCTCCTTCACCAACGAACACTTGAATAGTACGGCCGTCTACTAGATAGACTACAAAGGACTTAATCGGTAAAGTCCTCTGAGGAGTTGTCGTCGGTAAAGCTTGCATGTTTACGGATCTGGTTCCGATCTACCACAGTGAATTGCTGTTCCAACATCAAGCTGGAATCAATACCCTTACGGTCAAACACACATGGGGACAAGAAGGGACACCAATTACAATGTCTGCCGTAGTGGGGGATCGGTTCAGACTCTAACATCTGATCTATCAATTGTAAAGTTTGAGACAGGTAAGTGGACATTTCCTTTTCTGTATACATGACAGTTGGAAATGCGAAGGCGTCTTCAAACGACGGCGCCTTCCTGACGTATTCCTTCACGTTCAAGAAGGAAATCTCAGCCATCGGAACTTCCCGGCTAGCTTTCCACGTAGCAGCCGAATAGAACATCAACTGATTGGAGTTATTAGCTTCAGCCTTCGTCCAAGGTTTCTGACCAGTCTTGTGGTCACGGATACGAAGACGACCTTGTGCATCACGGTAAATAAGATCAATGAAGCCGAAGAGTTGGAAATTGCGACCCGAAGGCAATGTGATCGGGACGGCAAGTTCGTGCTCGATCCCTAGCACCGTAATTCCACGGTCGATAAGAGGACTTTGCTCCTTGATGAATCGAACCATTGTCTTCGTGATAGACGAGTAGACAGGAATTAGCGCAGGATCACTCGACGACTTGTGCAAGTCATTTTGAATTCGTGAGATAATTGCTTGCAGCACAAAATCAGAGCCAGGAGTTGCTCCTGTCTCCTTAATTAGTTGGTAGTAGACGTGGAGTAGTTCGTGACAGTAGTTACCCTTATCAAAGGCTAACTTCTGTACACCCTTCGCCTGTAGGTTCTTCCTGTATACGTAGTTGTACTTCTTTGGACAGTCCTGATAACAGGCAATTCTACTTGGGCTGACTCGTAAAATCTGCGGTTCGAGTGAGGGTTCCATCTTTGATTCCTTCAATTACGTCTTCAAGTGTATAACCGTTTTGCTGCTGATTTTCCAGGTACTCTAGAAGATATACAAGCTGGTCATCAGTGAATGTGAAACCTATCCTAGTCATTCCAGGGACTCCTTGACGATACGTAGTTTATCATCCCTGTAAACAATAGCCTTGATTTCAGTGTTGTCCTTTATCTCTAGCATACAATGTTTACAAGGTCTTGACGGTAGAGCTTTAAGATCGAGTCTCAGCTTAGCTACGTAGAAGGTCAGATTCTCAACATCTGCGTTGTACAGATCTAGAACTGCGTACTCTGGATGGAAGCGGTATTCCTCTTCATACTTAGATACTCTGAAACTGGCAAAGTTCCCACAAACAATCTGTTTGGGGGAACACACCATCGCTGCTGCTTTAATTGAGTATCTCTTGTTGAACTGTGCTAAAGTTTCTGTTCTCTCGAAGAGTAGAAGTTCCAGGTCTATCAAATCTCGGTAGTCTTGCGTTGTTATTGTCATGATCTGAAGGTTCTTTGATACGAAGTCGGGAGACCTCATTGCTAACTGCTTATACCAAGTTGAGTTAGGGAGCTTCTCCGTATCTGCCAGGAACCTACAAGACTGGCACAATTGATCTGACTCCAGCCCCCGGAGTCTAGGGGAATCCTTTTAAAGCAAACCGAGTGAGAAGTTCGGTCGGATTATAGCTGCGCTGTGAGGGAAGAAATGGAAAAAGACCC